TTTTTTTCAAGCAGAAGACGGCATACGAGATCATGCCTAGTCTCGTGGGCTCGGAGATGTGTATAAGAGACAGGGGTACAAAATGCCCTATATTGCCCGAATAAGGAAAAAATGAGAATAATATCCTTTCTATTCCCCGATTTGATCGTAGTTGCTGGCTATTGTAGCCTTGGCTATGGGTTGTATCAAATCCATCAACCATCAGCGTTTATTGTATGCGGATTGATTCCAATGTGGGCTTTTTGGCCTAAAAAAAATGCAAATACTCATCGAAAACAGCAGTCAAAACAAGAACAACTACAGAAAAAGGCTAATTAATGGGTTTTTTGACTGCAATGATACCTGAAACCCGATCAGATGAGTTTGATATGAATAGGTATATTCAATCCTATCTCACTGGAGATGACTATCTTCCTGTAAATACCTCTGCTGGTGTCCCCGTAAGTGAAAGCAATTCATTAAGTATCGCTGCTGTATATGATGCTGTAAGGCTTATATCGTGGACAAAGGCAATGTTGCCACTGGTGATTAATAAGAGATTAAAACCGAGTGGTAAAGAACGGGCACACAGCCACTATCTATACAATTTAATTCATAATAAACCAAACGACGAACAGACCTCTTTTGAATGGCGTTCTCTGACAATGACGCACGAATTGTTGTGGGGTGCGGGAATCTCAGAGATAGAATTTGACAAAGTCACCGGTGTACCTGTTGCACTTTGGCCTATACCACCCTGGAGAGTTGAGCCGAAACGATTAGAAGATGGAAGCATTTACTATGTAGTAAAACTGGATGACGGTGAGGAAAAACTTTTAGCTTCTTTTCAAGTACTTGTATTCAAAATGATGTCCACCTCTTCTTATAAATGGCTGTCACCTATTGAACTACACCGGGAAACTATCGGTCTTGATATGTCGCAGCAAGATTACGCTGCTAAAATATATGGCAGTGGGATAAATCCAGCCGGGATATTATCTGGACTAAGTTTTAAAGAAGAAGACACCGAAGCGACGATTAAAAAGAAATATGGTGATGCATACGCCGGTTTAAATGCCGGTAAAAGGTTAATGCTACTTGAGGATGGTGTAAAATTTGAGCGCGTAGGGATGCCGCCACAAGATGCACAGTATATCGAATCAAGAAAATTTAGCGTTGAGGAAATAGCCAGAATTTACAATATACCTGTAAGTATGCTCAAATCGCACGAAAAAAGCACATCGTGGGGTACTGGTCTGGAAGAGTTTAATATCTGGTTCGTTACTTATACACTTATGCCTTATATAGTGCAGTGGGAGCAGGAAATAACCAGGCGGCTATTTGATGGAGATAATGAGTATTACCCTAAATTTGTTGTGGATGCTCTATTACGAGGTAAGTACTTGGATCGAATGGAAGGGTATTCAAAAGGTGTAAGTAGCGGGGTGTATACTCCAAATGAAGCAAGAGGGCTTGAAGATAGAAATCCAAAAGACGGTGGTGACACTTTATTGGTGCCTTTAAATCTACAATCAGTAAAATACGCTGGAGAAAAAAAGGAAGTTAATAAAACAGGAGGTGATAATAATGCTAAATAAACCAAAAGATACTGACTTCACACGTTCTTATTTTGATATCGAAGAAGTTGAAATCAGGGAGGATGACGGTAAAAAAACTATTGCTGGATATGCGGCAACGTTTGAAAAGCTGTCAGTACCTATGTACGGATTCAGGGAAAAAATAAAAGCTGGTGCTTTTGCTGAATCAATAAGGGGTGGCGAAGATATAAAAAGCCTTTGGAATCATAACTCCGACTTTGTTCTTGGATCAACGAAAGCCGGAACGTTGCGATTGTCTGAGGATGCAAAAGGGTTGAGGTTTGAACTTGACGCACCCGATACCACTGTCGGAAAAGACGCAGTAATATCTATTTCGCGTGGTGACGTTTCAGGTATGAGTTTTGGATTTAATGTACGAAAACAGGAATGGGACGAGAAAGACGAAAAAAACGTGGTTCGTACACTTATTGACATTGACCTGCGGGAAGTATCACCGACACCTTTTCCAGCTTATCCGAGTACCAAAGTCGGTGTTCGTACAGTTGAGGATGATTACATTGAGCATTTATGTGATAAGGATGAATTAAAAAAACGGGATGCTGAAAACATTCTAAAATTGAGAAAATTACAATTAACACTTTTAGAAAAGGAGTGCTAAATGCCTCTTAAAGACACTGCCGCAATGAAGCGGGAACGACAGAAAATCATTGATGAAATGCGCTCTATTACGGCAACTGCTGAAAAGCGTGATGACAAAACCATGACTGATGCAGAGGGCGAAAAATGGTCAACCCTTAATGCTCAAGTCGATACAATGCGTTCTGATATTGAGCGTTATGAAAAAATGAATCATCTTGAGATGGAAGGCAAAGATGATCATGGTGATGGTAATGAAGGAAATCATGAAAAAGATGAGTTTCGTGATGCAGAAGATTTTCTCCAAGCAGTAATTAATGAAGGTATGGGGCGAGGTATTGATCCTCGGCTTGAAAAAAGAGCTGTAACCGGACAAAACACAACCAATCCGCAAGATGGTGGATTTGCTGTTGGAAAAGACATGCTTGCTGGTATCATGAAAAATGCTTTTGAGGTATCACAGTTAGCAAAACGATGTAAAACTCCAATACAGTGTGGTAAAAATTCAAATGGAGTTTCATGGTTGTCATTGCTTGAAGATTCTCGTGTAGCTGGATCTCGCAATGGTGGGGTTCGGGCTTATAGGGTTGCTGAAGGCAATACTGTAACTCAGACAATTGCAAAAATGCGCAGACATGAACTAGTTGCAGAGAAGTTAATGGCCATTGTTCCTTTTACAGAGGAAACACTTACCGATGCATCAGCCGTATTATCTCTTGTTAATGAAGTTGTTCCTGAAGAGTTTGCATATACTATTGACGAAGAGATTATGAATGGGACAGGGGCTGGCCAATGTTTGGGGTATATGAATTCCGACTCACTTGTTGAAGTTGGCGCCGAAACCAATCAGGTTGCTGGTACCATTGTGTATGAAAACATCATTAAGATGAGAGCGCGTATGTGGGCAAGATCTCGATCTAATGCGGTGTGGTATATTAACCAAGACTGTGAACCACAATTGCACACAATGGCGCTTGTAGTTGGTGCTGGCGGAGTTCCAGTTTATATGCCAGCAACCACAGCAGCTCCCACTGATATGCTTTATGGAAGACCTATAATCCCTATTGAACAGGCAAAAACAGTGGGAACTACTGGTGACATTGTTTTTGCTGACCTTTCGCAGTATCGGTTAATTGCAAAAGGCGGATTAAATAAAGATGAATCAATTCATGTTCGGTTTATTTATGGTGAAAAGCTTCTCCGGTTTACAAAGAGGATAAATGGAACACCTTTATGGAATAGCCCACTAACACCGGCAAATGGAACTGACACCCTTTCACCCTTTGTTTCACTTGCCACCAGAGCATAAAAAAAGAAAAGAGGAATTAAAATGAGACGTTTAACAAACCTTGTGAGTGTACTTGATCCTATTGCGGATGCTTTCGCCGGGACGGTAAATACTGACATTGTATCAATGCGGAATTATAAAACTGCTGAATTTATTATTTTTAAGGGTGTGGGGGCTGTTGGAACGTCAACGGTTACTATAGATGCTTGTGATGATGTTTCTGCAAGTACTACATCAGCGGTGGCCTTTTTGTATCAGATTAGTACTACAAAGGATACATGGGGTGCTGTAACCAAGGCCACATCAGCCGGGTTTACAACAACTGCAGGTTCTGCACAGATTTATCGAGTATGGGTAGACGCTTCTGTGCTTGGTGAAGTTGGGTACGAGTTTGTAAGAATGACTTTAACTGAAGTGGCTAACGCTGCAGTGTTAGCGGGTGTTATGGTACAACTGCATGAGCCAAAAATTGAACAAGATACACCACCTACAGCAATAGCGTAATTAACGGGGGAGAAATCCCCCTTATTTTAAAAGGAGATTAATATGGCTGTTCTTAATGAACCTCTGATATACCGAAATATGAAATACGGTGTGAAGGTAGATCGACCTACTGCAACACTTCCACAGACTACCGCGGCAGCGATATTTACAGTTGCAGGTGGACAGGTTGCTATAACAAAAATAATCGGTGAAGTTACCACTATTATGCAAACACAAGCGAACAATACTAAACTGACAGCGAATCCAACAACTGGAACGTCTGTTGATATTTGTGCAGTGCTTGATACTACTGCTGATGAAGCGGGTTGCCTTTATGGTATAACTGGTTTGAACTCAGACGCGCTTATTGGAATAAATGCCGGGGCGCTTCCTTCGCAGACTCGTGATGTAATTGTACCTGAAGGTACCATTGACCTTGATTGTGCAGCAAGTAATACCGGCTCTGTAAAGTGGACTATCTTTTATGTCCCAATTGATGCTGGTGCAAGTGTGGTTGCGGCTTAATGAGGTTGAGACTTAAAACGGCGGTCGTTATTCGTCCTGATAAGTATGGAGAATACCCTGAGGCAGTAGGTAAAAGGCTTATTGCTTCAGGTGTTGCCGAGTTGGAAACGGCGTCTATTGACCATCGAAACGAACACAGGCGAAAGAGAAAAAGAAAATGATGTGGCGTTTGAAACTGATAACAGAGCCAGCGGTTGAACCGGTGACTTTATCTGAAGTAAAAAATAACGCCAGCATTACCCATTGTGTGTATGACACTGAAATAGCCAGATGGATAAAATCATGTAGGCGTCATGCAGAAAAATACATGAGACGATCCTTGGTAACTCAGACATGGGAGGTTTCCTTTGATTCGTGGCCATGCTCTACAATTGATTTACCGAGATCACCAGTACAATCCATAACATCGGTTACTTATTACGATTATGAAGATACTCCTATTGTTATTAGTTCGGATAATTACAGGCTTGATATATCGGCATCACCGGCAAGGTTATCAACTGTGTATGGGTATACGTGGCCCTCTGTTACCTTGAGAAGCACTGATGCTGTAAAGATACGTTATGTAACCGGATACGGAGATGTGGCGGCAACAGTGCCTAATGAGATTAAAGATGGAATTATAATGCATGCAACCGAACGATACAACAGCAGGGCCGGTGAATTCGATATGGCATTAATTGAAAATATCAATAACATCTATGATGATATGAGAATCCACCTATGAAGCGTATAGGTAAAAAAACCGATGCTACAGCGAGGCGGCATCTTGTCAACATACAGGTAGCAACAAGGGCACCTGATGGTGAGGGTGGGTTTGATACTACATGGGAAGATGGTATTGATACATGGGCGTCTATACTGCCAATGTCATAAAAAGAGAGACTAAGAAAAGATACGGTAAAGGTAATATGCTTGATGGAGTTTATCATAAAAATGAAAAAAAAAGATCATTAGTCGGTTATGGTCCAGATGCATATCATGCACATTTAATAGAGTTTGGTACGGATCAAAGATTTGTAAAAAACTATCGAGGAAAGCCTGGAGTTAGAAAAGGTGTAGGCAGGATGGAAAAACGACCAATACTACAACCGGTATTGGAAAGTGAAGCGGGAGCTGTTAAGCGAATATTATCTGAAACATGGGTTGATTAATGTTTGAAGGAGAGATTATAACTTTGTTTTTAAATAGTACTGACATAGTAGACAACATTTCATCCTATGCAGGACAGCCATCAATATTTACCAATGAAGCACCGGAAGAGGTTGATTTTCCTTACATAGTTTTTGACATAAGAACAATTTCACCACCTGATTCAATAATTGATAGGTTTATGGTTGATATTGATTGTTACGATTACAAAAACAGTGGTGCAGGGCTTAGGACACTTGTAAACAGTATAAACGAAACTCTTGATAATCAAAGGGTAAATAATAGTAGGTATTCAGATATAAGGATAAGGCGTGATATTTACTCACGGGTACCGACAGGAGATCCGAGAGCGTTTCATTATCACATTCAGATAGAAGCAAGAGCAACACGTAAAAAATGGATGTCAACAATTTAAAAAGGGGTAAAGTATGGCAACTTTAACAGTACAACAGATTGTAATTGGTGGTTTGGAACCTGCTGCAGAGGAAGCGGCGGCGGCTTTGGGTGATGTGTTTCCGAATAATGGAAGAACTTATTTAAAAGTAACTGATACTGGAACAACCGCACCGGTTGTCACTATTACTTCACAGGTGGCGTGTAATCAGGGTGAAACACATACTTATACTGTAACGGTTCAATCTGGAGAATACCGGCTTATAGGACCATTTCCACCTAACCAGTTTAACAATTCAAGCGGTCAGGTTGAAATAACATACAGTTCAGAAACCGATGTTACTGTAACGGCTTTTTCATTGTAAATAAGGAGTAAAAAATGGCACGACAACATGGTATAACGTCGAGCACCTACAGTAATTTAATTATTGATAGTGGTGCTTTGTATAAAAATTATGGTGAAGCTGGAGAGCTTTTAATCGGAGCAACTCGTGGCGGGAATTCGTTTAATATTGAACAAGAAATAAGAACGATGGATGTGGATGGCGCTCACGGTGGGGTTGTTGGAGATAAGAGGATAGTTCATGTTGCACCAAAAATTGTTGCTAATGTAATTGAATTTAGCGCAGCATTTCTTCAGATGGCTTTACCTGGATCATCTACTGCTGACTATGGAACACCAAAAACTCATGATGCAATTACTAGGGCGCTACAGATTGCAACCACTGACTATTTTACTAATATCACAATAAGAGGTGAATCAACACGGTCGGACACCGATTATGTAGAATGTGGAATAACAAGCGCCCTTTCAATTGAGAACTTTGAAATGGCATGGTCTGACAAAGAAGAAACAGTTGCAACAGTTACTTTTATGGGTCATTTCTCAACTGCAGACCTTGAGTCAGAGCCTTGGTTTATACGTTATCCGGTGGCAGACTAATATGGAAATAAAAGTAAGAGAACTTAAATACCATGACCGTTTGAAGCTGACTAACTTGATCGGAAAGCTCGTAGATGTAACTGGTGACGATAGCTTTTTAAAAATGATATCGGCATCAGTAGCAGAAACAAGTAAAAAAGGATCGAGCAAAAAAGAGCAAGATGACGGCGCTATGGTTAATGTTGGCTTTACTATAATCAAGAAAATGTTTTTCTCGTTAGAGAAAGAAATGAAAGAGTGGTTTGCTGATTTAATCGGTGTTACTGTTGAGAACTTTGAAAAAGAAGCGCCATTTGACGTTGAAGTACAGATACTTGAACAGATAATGGGGCAGGAGAGTGTGAAAGG